TTGGGCGTTTTATAGTTTCGGTGATGTGTCATTTGCACTTTGTGGAAAAACAATCACCTCTCTGAGAAGAAATGTTGTAACGCCTTTAATTCCGATATTAAATTCACTTGGATTTACTGTTGAAGAAAAGATAAGCAGAAATTATTTGGAAATCAAAAAGGGAAATGTAAAAAACAGATTTTATCTTTTTGGTGGACGAGATGAAAGTTCTGCATCATTAATTCAAGGTATGACACTTGGTGGTGTATTGCTTGATGAGGTAGCACTTATGCCACGTTCATTTGTTGAGCAGGCACTAGCAAGATGTTCACTTGACGGGTCAAAATTTTGGTTTAACTGCAATCCAGAGCATCCTTTTCACTGGTTTTATAATGAGTGGATAAAAAAAGCTGATGTGAAAAATATGCTCTATCTTCATTTTACGATGGACGATAATCCATCACTCTCCGATGAGGTTAAAAATCGTTATAAGAATCTTTATTCAGGTGCGTTTTACGAGCGTTTCATTGAGGGCAAATGGGTTGCTGCTGACGGTTTGGTATATCCAATGTTCAATGCAAACAAACACATTAAGCAGGGGTGTGACTTTGATGAATATTATCTGTCGTGTGATTATGGCACAGTCAATCCGTTTTCGCTTGGACTTTGGGGTCACGGCAATGACGGTTGGTACAGAGTGAATGAATATTATCACTCATCACGGGACAAGGGTATTCAACTGACTGATGAAGAATATTACTCACATTTAAAGGAACTTGTGGGTGATAAAAAAATCACTGCGTTGATAATTGATCCGTCGGCTGCATCATTTATTGAGGTAGTCAGACGGCACGGTGAATACACTGTTATCAAGGCTGATAATGATGTGTTAAAGGGGATTAACAGAGTATGTCAGGCATTGAAGGATAACGAGATTTATATTCAACCCTGTTGCGTAGATGCGATAAGAGAATTTTCAATTTATCGCTGGGACAATGATAACAAACGTGACGCACCAAAAAAAGAAAACGATCACGCAATGGATGACATTAGATATTTTGTTCAAAGTGTATTGGGAGTTGAACAGGATGACTGTGCATTTTCCATTGCAGTAGAAAGGAAGTGAAGCCTTGGGCATATTTAAACGAGATAAGAAGAGTGAGAGCAAACAAAACAGTTCTACAACATCAGTGCAAACAAGTTCGATTAATTCTCATCCGTTTTATCAGTTAAACAGTTATACGCCTATGAATGTGAATAATCATATATATCGCTCACTTAGAGAGGGTGTACCGATTATTGACAGTGCTATTAATAAGATAGTTAGACTTATGGGTGGATTTGAATTTAAGACTGGTAATGACTCACTTGATGATGCCGTTAATAGTTTTTTCGGTAGCATAAATGTTGGTGGCAATCAAACAGGAATACAGTCGTTTGTTGATTCATATATGGAGCAATTATTGACTTATGGCACAGCAATAGGTGAGATGATTGTTGACGATAGAGGATTTTGGGCATTGTATAACGGTGAACTTGATGTGCTAGATGTAAGACGTAAGAGCAATAGCATTGACGTTGAATTTTACAACACATCATCAGGCAAAGCCGTGCTGATAAATAATCCACAGACGATATTATTTTCTGTTTTAAATCCAGAGCCAGGGAAAATACTCGGCACAAGTTTGCTTAGAGGACTGCCATTTGTGAGTGATATATTGCTGAAAATATATAACACAATTGGCACTAACTGGGAGAGAGTTGGCAATTTAAGATATGCAGTAACATACAAACCACAAAATGACGGCACTGACAAAGCATTTGCAAAAGAGAGAGCCAATCAAATGGCTAGTGCTTGGAAAGATGCAATGTCATCTAAAGAGAGCGTAAAGGATTTTGTTGCAGTTGGTGATGTAAAAGTTAGTGTAATCGGTGCTGACAATCAAGTGCTTGACAGTGAAATCCCTGTAAGGCAAATGCTTGAGCAAATTATTGCTAAAACTGGATTAATGCCATATATGTTTGGACTTAGTTGGTCAACTACTGAAAAGATGAGTCAACAGCAGGCTGATATTTTGACTACAGAACTTGAGGCATACAGGAGAATTATTAATCCTGTGCTCAAAAGGATAGGCAATACTTATCTTGCACTAAATGGTTTTGGTGGCAATGTGGATATAGTTTGGGAGGATATTACTCTTCAAGATGAAACTCAACTTGCACAAGCAAGATTATATAATGCCGAGGCAGACAATTTATTAAAGGAGGCTGAAATATGACTCGATGCTTAATTCAAAAGAGTGTTGCAACGTCTGATGATTTGGCAAAGATAAATCAATATACTAGACGTGAAATGAGTCAAGATGAATTATATATATTCAATGTGACTCTTTGCAGTAATGATATTGACAGGGATTATGAAAAATTTTCTGTTGAGGCACTTGGTGAAATGGCAGAGTTATTCGTTGGCAAAACTTGTATTGAGGATCATTCAATGAAAAGTTCTGACCAAAAGGCTAGGATTTTTGACACCTATATTGAAAAGCAAGAGGGCAAAATGACTGCTGACGGTGAACAATTATATTACCTAAAGGGCAGAGCCTATATGCTAAAGAATGACGATAACAAGCAATTGATTGATGAGATTGATGCAGGAATTAAAAAAGAGGTATCTGTTTCCTGCTCAATGGGTAGTAACACTTGCTCCATTTGTGGCAAGGATAGGAGATATGACAGGTGCGAGCATATTAACGGCAAAATGTATGGCAGTAAACTTTGCTACAGCATTTTGTCAAATGCTATTGATGCTTATGAACTTAGTTTTGTGGCAGTGCCAGCACAGAGAGATTCTGGTGTTACAAAATCATTTGCAATAAAGGGGAGTGAAAATATGGTTGATATTATTAAAACTATCAATGATGTTGATGAGGAAGTTACTATCAGCAAATCACAGGCTAAGCAATTGTCATCATATATTGATGATTTAAAGGAAGAAGCAAGGCTTGGTGAAGAATACAAAAAGCAACTTTCAAAAGATGTAGTTAAATTGTTTGCAATGAATTTCCCAAATATTGACACAAATATTGTTTCATCAGTTGCATCGGTTATGACTACAAAGGAATTGCTTGGATTTAAGCAGGGACTTAGTGAAAGCAAGAGTAAAACTCCAATTTCACAACTTAGTTCCAGAGCAGATAAAAATGATAAGAAAATTTATTCTCAATTTAAAATTTAGGAGGAAATATAATGGGAGTTTCATTTAACGGATATAAAAATAATGTGGTTACATTTGAAAAAGGAAATTTAACTTTAGGTTATCCTGTATCTATTGATAACGACGGTAAGGCATGCAATGCTAGTTCAGGAGAGGATTTTATCGGTGTATGCACAGCAATTAATGGTGATTATGCTAGTGTTCAGACAGACGGCTACGTTGAGATGAATTATATCAACACATTGAATTCATATGGTATTTTAGGTTTCGTAGCAGCAGATAAGGGCAAGATTAATCCTGCTGATCCAACTATCAGAGCTAAGACATATGTAGTTGTCAAAAATGACAAAGAAAATAAAATTGTTGGTTTTATACTTTAATAATGAAAGGATGAATTAAATAATGGCATATGATAATTTAAAATTAGAAAAAGGACTATATTCTACATCAAAGGGATTCACTCAATCACTTGAGGAGATTGACCCTTCAGAAAATTATATTGGCACAGAACTTGAGGGACTTGACGCATATCAAAGACAGTTAAAGAGATTTGACATCAAGGTATCAGGCGTTGGCTCTGACACAATATCAAAATTCTTTGCTACAACTGATTCAGCAGCATTATTCCCAGAATATGTTTCAAGAGCAGTTCGTCAGGGAATTGAGGGCGATAACATTCTTGATAGTATGGTTGCTACAACAACTGTGATTGATTCACTTGATTATAGAGCAATTGAGAGTGTGCCTACAGATGAGGACAAGGCACTTGCAGATGTTGGAGAGGGTGCAGTGATTCCTGAAACTGTTATTCGCACAAAGGAAACACTTACCAAGTTACATAAGAGAGGCAGAATGTTAGTTGCATCATATGAGGCTATCAAGTTCCAAAAACTTGATGTTTTTACAGTTACATTAAAGCAAATTGGTGCTCGCATTGCTAAGTCACAAGTTAAGGACGCAATTCTTGCAATTGCAAGTGA